GTTTGACGGTGTGTCGAGGAATATCAGTGCCTACAACACGTTTTATGATGTAGGCAACGGATTTCTAGGTGATGCCTTTCCTCAACATGAAATCATCAATCTTGATGCCAATCAGAATGTCAGTGTGGGCGACATGTTTGAGCGCGGTGCCACTGCTGCTGACCTTTTTCCTAGAATTGAAACCAATGCCACAGATGCTGTGGTCTTGGGCGCTAATCAAAGATTTGTAGAACTTTATCAAAACAATGCGGTAGACAACACTCGCAGAAATGTCATTGAATTAGGTGCCTACAAACGAGTGGCCGGCATTGCTGATATCATCAATGACGACAGCGCATTCAACACCTTGGCCGTGGTCGGGGGCGAAATACAGGCTTTTTTGTTTGAATACACAATCATACGTAGTGACAAAGTTCGCACCGGTCGCATGACTGTGGCGACAGGACAGTCCGGCACACCGGGCACGGGTTTCAGCTGGGTTGATGACTATGTGGACAACGGCAATGCTGCTGTGACCTTGGAAGCTGCTCACAACGGTAGCATAGTGGATCCCGAAATTTCAATAAACTACACTGCCAACGGCAGTGGTGATGGTCAAATAAAGTACAGTATTAGCTATCTCTACTAAATGTGGCCCAATACCTTTGCACTGAGATTGCAGTCTTGGTCTACTCTTCGCCATCGCTGTCAAGATCTTGACACCAAATCTGCGCTAGAAGCCATCAATGCCTGGTGGTTTCAATCTCCTTGGTGCGCCTATTACCTACACTGGGATGATAAACAGACCTGGCCAGACCCTTGGCAATTATTGAGTGACAATGTGTTCTGTGATGTTGCTCGCGGGCTAGGAATCATGTACACTATAGCCATGCTAGAACGTGAAGATCTTGAAGACAGTTGTTTGATTGACAACGGAGAATACAATTTAGTCCTGGCCCATCAAGAGAAATATATATTGAATTGGGACCAGAGTTCTATTGTAAATATCAACCTAGGGCCAATTCAGCCGCGACGATCGGTGTCGCAACACCAAATCCTAGCCCAACTAAAATAAAATAAAAACCAATGAAAACTATCAGTGTTGTCAAACGCAATGGTGCCCGTGAGCCATTGTCACTAGAAAAATGGCAAAATCAAATTGCCAAAGTGTGCCAAGGCACATCGGATGTGAGTCAGAGCATGATTGAAATCAAGGCTCAAATGCATTTTTATGATGGCATTAGCACTCGAGAAATTGATGGCATCACGTTGCGGGCCATTGTTGACTTGATTGATGTGGAAGCCAATCCTGAAGTTGGACATGTCAATTATCAACACGTGGCTGGCAAACAGCGTCTTTCCATGTTGAGAAAGGACGTTTATGGTTCATATCAACCTCCTCACCTCTACGCCATTGTACAGCGAAATGTGGAGGTTGGTCTTTATACACCCGAGCTCCTGGAGTGGTACAGCGAAGAAGACTGGAACCGCATGAATGACATCATTGATCATTCGCGCGACGAGCAGTACAGCTATGCTGCCATTGAACAGCTGATTGAAAAATATCTTGTGCGCAATCGCAGCACCAAGGAAATATTTGAAACACCCCAGGTACGCTACATGATTGCCGCTGCCACAGTGTTTCACCGCGAAGAGCCAAACACGGCTCGCATGAAATACATCAAGGAATATTACAATGCTGCTAGTGATGGGCTTTTCACTCTTGCTACTCCTGTGCTTGCTGGTCTTGGCACTCCGACTAAACAATTTAGTTCTTGCGTTCTTATTAGGTCTGATGATGACCTGGATAGTATATTCGCTAGCGGTGAAATGATGGCCAAGTATGCCAGCAAGCGAGCTGGCATTGGCCTGGAGATTGGTCGTCTACGTCCCCTGGGTTCGCCCATTCGCGGTGGCGAAATCATGCACACAGGCATGATTCCATTCTTGAAGAAGTGGTTTGGTGACCTGCGCAGTTGCAGTCAAGGAGGAATAAGAAATGCTTCGGCTACGGTTTTTTATCCCATATGGCATCATCAATTTGATGACCTCATTGTTCTCAAGAACAATCAAGGCACCGAAGAGACCCGGGTACGACACATGGATTATGGTGTCGTGCTATCTGCATTCTTCTGGCGTCGCTTTAAGAACAAGGAAAACATTACGTTCTTCGACCCCAATGAAGTACCTGACCTCTATGAAGCCTTCTATAAAGACACTGCCTTATTCGAGGAACTTTACGTAAAATACGAAAAGCGTCGAGACCTAAGAAAGAAAGTCATCAGCGCCGAAGAAGTATTCAAGTCAGGCATTCTCAAAGAACGCACCGACACCGGACGCATCTACTTAGTGTTCATTGACAACGTGATCAATCAAGGTCCGTTTGATCCTGAATATCACACAATCTATCAAAGCAATCTCTGCTGCGAAATTCTGTTGCCCACACGTCCTTTCCGGCGTCTAGACGATGCTGAAGGGCGTATTGCTCTCTGCACTCTGGGCAGTATCAACTGGGGTGCATTCCGCAATCCTGAAGACATGCGCCGTGCCTGTAGAATTTTACAACGCAGTCTATGCAACATACTGGACTATCAAGATTTCCTATCAATTCAAAGCCAACTCAGCAACGAGGAAATCCAGCCACTAGGCATTGGCGTCACAAACTTGGCCTACTGGCATGCCAAGCGTGATCTAGACTACGGTGAAGCCGACGCCCTGGCCGAGGTCAAGACCTGGATGGAACATCAGGCCTTCTACCTCACCGAAGCCACAGTGGAACTGGCCAAGGAACGTGGACGCTGCCGAGACAGTGATCACACCTGGTATGGTCGTGGCGTGTTTCCCTGGGAGCGTAGAGCGCAGGCCGTGAATGAACTCACAGACTTTGTGCCAGAACTGGACTGGGAAACTCTGCGTGCCAACATGAAACAACATGGTGTACGCAATGCTACCTTGATGGCCATTGCACCTGTGGAATCCAGTTCAGTGGTGATCAATTCAACCAATGGCATTGAAATGCCCATGAGCTTGATCACAGTGAAAGAAAGCAAGGCCGGATCATTCACACAAGTGGTTCCTGAATATCAGCGACTGCGTAATCGTTATCAGTTGATGTGGGAACAGACTGACTGCATAGGTTATATCAAGACCGCAGCGGTGTTGGCAGCCTATGTGGACCAAAGCATCAGCACCAACACGTTTTACAATCCAGCACATTTTCCGGAGCGTAAAGTTCCAACCACATTGATTGCTGCCAATCTCATGCAGGCACATCGTTGGGGATTAAAAACTTTTTACTACAGCCTGATCAACAAACAGGGCGTGAAACAGGTAGACACCCAGGAAACACCCTTGGCGTTGGAACCCATGTTGGACGAAGATTGTGAGGCATGCAAGCTGTGACTACTCAGGACGCAGATGGTACCAGGGTTCAGCCCATAGACTGGAACGCCGACAGTTTGTGTTTGGAATTGGATACTCAACAGTTTAGACAACAAACTGTGTTACTGGTTCCCAGAATGGGCATGGCACAAGGTAAACATCGACTCACACTGGATCTAGGACACTGGGGACCGGCTGTGTGTGCTGTAATGGCAGTGCGCCCACATGCCACAATCGGAATAACTCACCGCACAACTGATGGCGGTTTGCTGTACAATTACAATTAAAAAATATCATGAGTCAAGCACAATACAACCTACGCAATCGCACCGATTATCTCAGCCGCAAGATGTTTTTGGATCCGGCCGGTCCTGTAACCATCCAACGATTTGAAGAAGTCAAATACAACAAGATAGTGAAGTTTGAACAGGAAGCTCGTGGATTCTTTTGGGTGCCTGAGGAAATCAATCTCACCAAAGACTCTGCTGACTTCAAGGATGCGTCGGAAACTGTGCGTCATATCTTTACCAGCAACCTGTTGCGTCAAACAGCACTGGACAGTCTGCAGGGTCGCGGCCCAAGTCAAATCTTTACTCCGGTTGTGAGTCTGCCCGAACTTGAAGCCTTGGTCTACAATTGGACATTCTTTGAAACCAACATTCACAGTCGTAGCTACAGCCACATCATTCGCAACATCTACAATGTGCCCAAGGAAGTGTTTAATACCATCCACGACACACAGGAAATTGTTGACATGGCATCAAGTGTTGGCAAGTATTACGACAAGTTGCACGAAATCAATTGCCAGAAAGAAGTTGGCAAATCCGTGGACGAACAGGATCATGTGCAGGCCATTTACCTGGCCCTACACGCCAGCTATGCCCTGGAAGCGTTCCGCTTCATGGTGAGCTTTGCCACAAGCTTGGCCATGGTAGAAAACAAGATCTTTATTGGCAATGGCAACATCATCAGCTTGATCCTACAAGATGAAATCTTGCATCGTGATTGGACTGGTTGGATCATCAATCAGGTTGTGAAAGAAGATCCAAGATTTGCACAGGCCAAGATTGCATGTGAAGCCGAAGTTATGACCATTTATGCAGATGTCATACAAGAAGAAAAAGCCTGGGCCGACTATCTGTTCTCTCGTGGTCCGGTGATTGGTCTCAATGCGGCCATCCTCAAAGACTTTGTGGACTATACCGCAGTCAACGCCTTGAAAGAAATTGGTATCAAGTACTGGAATCCGGCACCAAGAACCACTCCCATTCCTTGGTTCAACAAGCACGTAGACACACACAAGAAACAAACTGCGCTGCAGGAAAGCGAATCAACTAACTATGTTATCGGAGTCATGAGCGACAGCCTTGACTACGATGCACTACCAGATCTATAATAGAGGAAACAATGAAAGCAATAGTGTGGTCCAAGGACGCATGTCCATTCTGCGTCCAGGCCAAGGCTCTTCTGGAGAGCCGAGGTATAGAATACGAAGAACGCAATATCTCACAGGATTGGACAAAACAACAATTACTAGAAGCAGTGCCCACAGCGCGGACTCTGCCACAGATCTTTCTGGATGACAGCCATGTGGGTGGATTTCAGGAACTACGACAAAAACTTCTCAAAGGAAACTCATGAAATTGGCTCTTGAAATTGGCAAAGTCTATACCTTCAAACTCAACAGTGGTGAGGAACTCATTGCCAAGGTGGAATCACAGAACGAATACTCAGTGCAACTCAACGAACCTGTGAGTGTGGCTCCGGGACCACAGGGCATTGGCCTGGTGCCCAGTTTGTTCACAGGCGATCGCCACGAAAATGCATCACTAAATATCAACAGCGTGAGCCTGTTTGTCATCACCGACGAAGAAGTACGCATGAAATATGTACAGGCCACCACAGGTATCACAGTGCCTGAAAAGAAACTGATCTTGGGATAATATGCCAGCAGCACAGCGAGTGGGAGATGCCGATTCAGCCGGTGGAGTAGTTACCGGTGGTGTATCTTCGGTGCGAGTAAACAATCGTCCCATTGCTGTCAAGGGCAATCCTGTCACACCTCATCCCTGCTGCGGGCGTCGCAGATGTGGAGCACATTGTTCAGCACGAGTGTCTGTGGCCAGTCCCAATGTGCGAGCAGGCAACATACCGGTCACACGCACCGGCGACAGCGACAGTTGCGGTCATGCCAGATCTGGCGGCAGTCCCAATGTACGAGTAAACTAATGGCCACCAGTTCATACACGCCGTTGCAGCTGACCTTGGCTGCCAACATGATTGACAGCTCCGGGCTGAAAATGGCCAACACCGCACTTGAAACTGCCCTGAACAATTATCTTGCCAATTTCACATCAGCACTGGCCGACACAATCGCTGTGGGTCTTTCTACACCGGGTGCCTGGATAAGTTCCAATACCATTGGTGTGTTGAGATTTTTGTCAGACAGCGGCGGCACCGGACGTTGGCTTACCGGGAGCCCAGACGGACCAAACAGTATTCTGACAACCTATTACGGCCAGGCGCCGTTGCTGGTTGACTACATCAATCAACTCACAGGCTACTATCGCGGTCTAGGTCCTTATCCCAGCCAAACCCCTGATTACAGTTTGTTTGCACAGATATTTGCTGTGGTCAGTGGATTTGTCGCCAGCACCAATCAGGTGGTGTTTGCCAATGAAAATGCCAACACCTATCTTGGACCAACATTTAGCAGCATGGATGCATTGACCACTGCCAACATCAGTGATGTCAATCCGGTGTTTGATCGCTTTGGCTATGATCTTGCTCGCCAAGGTAATTTGGTAAACACAGCCAATCTAGACCTATATGGCACTCCGGCTGGAGTAATACAGCAGATCAGTGCCGTGGCCGGCCTGCAAGGATCCACAACTCCGGCGCTGGAATCGGCCATGGTTCAGGCCGGTGCTGACTTGACTGACATACGAGATCTTGTGACTGACAATCGTGTGAGTCTTTTCAACCAAGACGGTCTGCTGGACAATGATTTTGATAGAATACAGAAACTAGCCTACCAGGCCATGACCACCATACGTGGTGATGATCTCACACAGATTCTGCAGATCTTGGGAGTTACCACACCCAACATCACCAGCCTAGATCAGTTGTTGGATCCGGTCAAGATGTTTCCATTGAGCTATGACACACTGCTGACCCGCAGCCCTAACGGTAATCTTTTTATTTTTGACACTGCTGGCAATGTAAACAGCAGCATCCAACCTGTGGTAGATTCATATCTACCATCGCTGAGTGGTTGCGATGAATTAGGCAAAGTTATACCTCAGGGCATTGCCACTGCCAACAAGGCCTTGCAAGTTTCATTACAAAACATTCCTGGTATTGCAAATACCACTTGGCCTGAACTGGCCGAGGCTGTGTCTAACTTTGTAAACAACAACTGGAACAGTGCTCAAGTATACTTGCCTAACACTGTGGTGGCTGTGCCCACGGCTTCAGTACCCAATTACTATCAAAGCCAAACCACTGTGCCTGCAGGCACTGACATCAACGACACCAACTACTGGCAACCAATAGAATTGGGTGGTCTACAGACCATGCAGGGTCTTGGTTTGATTGAGAGTCAGACCACACCAGTCAGTGCCAATGTCAATACCATTGTGCAAAATCAAATTGCCACTGGCACTGGACAATATGGTTCTCTTACCTATTTTGACTTCATGGGACTGGCTGTGAATGACACCGTGGTAGCTTCAAATCTAGCCACAGTCAACACTGCCATCAACACCATAGTCACTGCTGCTGGCGCAGCCATAACCAATCTCACAGAGATATACACTCGCATGTTGAATGTTGCCAATGGCGTATACGGTAATCAAGCTGTTGGTCCTATCACAGTGCCGGCAGGATTGGGAGCAGGGGTATTCACCGCCAGCTATCCTGACAG